CTTCTTGGCCATCTTATCTCCTTAGTTGACGTGGCGGTTGTTCCCCTTGCTGTGGCGGTTGTTGTTGCTGTGGCTTTTCGCCCTTCAGCGCCTCGGGCACAGCCTTGGCCGCAACCTTGTGCTGAAGCTGTTGATCAGCCAGCCCCGCAAAGTCGTTCGGCGTTGCTTGAATGCCCATCTTTGCTAGAGCCTGTACTGCCACATTACCCGGCATCTTCGACACATCTACCGAGATTGACTCGGAAGGTGGTTTATCCGGTGGCTTGTTCGCTGCGGCAATCTTCTTGGCCATCGCTGTATGCTGCTGCCAATGTGTGTGCGTGTTGTCGAACCCTGCCTGCTGCTCTGGTGTACCACTGCGGAACTTTTGTCCCTCGGTGGAGTTCATCCACTCAAAGCACTCGTCCGCTTCAACTGCGTGATTCTCACTCTCGTCATCGGCTACAGGAACAGTGCTGATCTTTGGTGGGGTAGACTTCATAGCCTGACCCAACTGAGCAGTCATTGCTTGTGCTTCAGGCGGAACTGGTTGTCCAGACGCCTGAGCCAGTTGTATGCCTTGAGTTGCTTTCTGCAGTGTGCTCTGCATCTGAACGAACTGAGGATTGTCTTGCGTACCTGTTCTCAACAGGACTTCCATCTCATTGCGTTGCTTTGCCGCCGATGATGCACCTGGGACTTTGAATCCCTTCATGCGCATCTGATCGAACAACTCTATGGAGTTACTTGGTGAGAACACAATAGCATTCAAGGCTGGGTTTGCAGCAGACTTGTCTACCCAGGTCATCAGCTTCTGTTCCTTCTGAGATTGTGACTCTGGGAATGCTGGGTTGGTGTCTGGGTAACAGGTGACATTTCCAGCAAGTAAGTTCGCTGTGTTGACTGAAACGTTGCCCTTACCTTTGATATTCTCTTGGATCGTCTTGCCGTCACGACATTCTGCCGCACACTTTACTGCTTGTTGTGCTGCTGCTGCGAACATGTCTTGGCATGCGTTCCACGGTGAGCCTACGCGCTGCAATGCTTGGTCGCGCTGAATAACAGCGTTGCCGACTGTTTGTTCTCCGGTTGCGGCTCCGAATAAGGACGGCAGTGCGCCTGATACTTCCTCTGAAAACGTAGTAATGAACCACTTAATGAAGTCAGGCAGTGCAGCCTGAGGCTGCGGCGTATCTTCTACCATGATGTACTGCGCTGGTAGTGTAAGTCCCGGTTGCGGTAAGAACGGCCCTGAACTTCCAGGGATGTTGGGTTGCGTCTTCAGTGCTTCCATATCGAAAGCGTCGGCGTTGTACCATTTCTTTGGTATGGTGCGCTTGAAGAAGTCGTCCATCAAGTCTACCCAGTCGTTGATTCGCTTCTGTACCGAGATGAGCATTGTGCCCATGCTGCGACGGTTCTGGCCTTTACCAGCCCATGGGTGTCCAATTACGATGTGGTCGTCCATCTTCTCGTTGCGTGAAAAAGCGTACTCGGCACCAGCCCTGGCCAGCAATGCCCCGTTAGGGAATGCTTCCAGCAACTCGGCCTTCGCTTCATCACTCACTGATTGGTCTAGGAACATTGACGGCCTAAACCAAGAAAACTTCACTGTGCTATGTCGATTCAAGGAGTCGCCAGTTACGTACGCGCCTACTACTGCTTGGCGTACATTCTCCCTAGCGATTCTGTCCAACTGTGTCTCGGACATTCCGTCAGTGCCTGGGTTAATCTTGTCGGCAATCCATGGGAACATCCCACGAACTACTGCCACGTCCAAGTCCAAGGACAACTGCACGAACTGCATAAGATCGAAACTGTCAACTGCGATGGGAACCTTGTGATCCAACTTGCCGTGGACTGTTGTTACTTCGCGTCCTAGCGGCTTGCGGTCATCTCCTGCTCCACCCGCTTGTATGAGGAGGTCTTCCCCACCATTGCTCTCTGGCTCGTCTTCCACTTCAGAGGTTTGTGCGGCCAGAACATCGTCAAGGGTATCCTGACCCGTAGGCTCTGCATCTGGTTCATTGAATATGTTTTCAGGAACGGTTGGGGCATGCACTTCTCCTTCGAAGCCATACTTCTGTCCGTTCAATTCGTAGCGCGTCCACAGAAGGCAACGATCTTCATTCCAGAAGATTCTGGCTACTTCAGTGAGAAGCCCATGAAGATTATTGTTGCGTGCCCAAATTTCTTTGAAACGTTCTGCTTCCTCGGCTGCTACTCGGTCTGGGCCGTATTCTGGGTTGCACGGGGAGAATTCAACTTTAGGGACTTCACGCGATAGTGCTGCGACAATGATGTCACCCTTGGGACCGTAAACGTTGGTGTCGTAAATGGTGTTGTTGTTCTTCTGTTCCTTAGCGCCGAACCCTGTGTTCGCGCCTGGGAGTTGCCATCCACCTTGTTTACCGCGCAACAAGTGTTGATAGCCACGTTCAAAGTGAAGTGCTTCCCATGCTTGTTCTACTTCCATGCGTCGTGCTGCTGTGTCCGTCTTGGTCGCTATGTTGTCTAGCGCAATAAGGGCACCGCGTGCTGCATCACTTAACTCTGCGAACGGCTCTGGCGAATAAGGGAACGGAGCGTAGACGCCAAGGGGACTCTCGTTAGGGTTCTCTGGCTGTGCATCGCTTCCGCCTTTGGCCCCTTCCATCCCCGTCCCAACATTGCTGGGAGTCGAAGTATCCGTTTCCATGTGTTGCTCCTTACTTCTTCTTTTTGCCTAGACCCATGGCATCTTTGACTTTGTCTTGGTTACCGTCGATTGCATGTCCGCTCGTGCCTCTTGCGTCAACATGGATGTGCACGTGCTGCGGCGGCTTCTCTTCACCCTTGCCGCCTTTGCCTTTAGCACCTTTGCCTGCACCCGCACCTGTCGTGGTAGCGGTTGAAGTTGAGGATGGCGACATTGTGATAGTCACCGCTCCACCCGTGGCCGCACCTGTGTTGCGATGGGCTGTGGCTCCTCCCGTGCTAGTGCTGGTTCCCGGCGTGGCTTGCGCAGCCGCTAAGTCAGCAGGTTCTGCGTTGCTCTTCTTTTTTCCTAAGCCTGTCATTGTTTCCCCTTCTTGGACGACGGTGCGTTCATCGCTTCGCTCATATAGTCCTGCTTGTTCGAAAACTTGAAGTTAGTTGAGGGACTGGGCAACTTTGACTTCGGTCGTGCCATTCCTAGAGCCATACGTTCTCCTACTTGTTCCACTTGCGTGCGTTGAGGGCAAAAGTTGCTCTCTTGCGTTCGGCTGGTGAACCGTTGGCTTTCTGCGACCGCATCTTGGACATTGGGACTTTGTCACCTTGTGGTGTACCTGTGTCACTGTGCAATAATCCCTTATGGGACTTTTTGATGTGAATCTTTCCTAGTCCAGTCATGCTGTTCTCCTATGCCAACTTGTTGCTGCCTCGTGTTAATTGCCCACCCGAATCCACACGGGGTTTCTTGCGAGGTTTTGGTGAGGGCGCTTCTCCACTCATCCACGACGCCATTGGTGTGGAATCCAAGGATGGTGCCTCGGTAGAGGCTAATTTCTTTTTTCCTAATCCCATCATGGCTTTTTTCTCCCTAGCCCAGGTGCTTTCTTCACTCTTTTGGGAAGCGTCTTTCCTTTGGTAGCTGCGTCCCACTCTTTCAAATTCTTCCTGCCGAATTCATCGGGGTGGGTGTGTGCCCAACCTGCTTGCGCTTGGCTAACAAACGGCATACTCGATTGCTCTTTTCAGCCACTCTTTGTCTTCTATTTTATCGAGAAGTATGTTGCATCCGTTGCACAGAGCGCCTCTGTTTCTACCAGAGATGTGACTGTGGTCTAGAACCGTGGCAGGTCTTTTTTCACACAACGGACACATGCCGTTGTTCTTTGCTTTCATTTCTTCAAACTCTGGAGCCGAAACATTGTACCGCGTTAATCTGGCTCGTGCCGATGCATTTGGTGCACACGTCTTACACCACTTTTGTCGTGAAGATGCGCGGGTGTACTCAGCCTCACACTTCTCACAGGTCGCAACGGTGTTGCAATGTTTTCTTGCACTGACCGCTTTGTCTCGGTACTGTGCTGTTATACATTCTTCGGAACCACAGGTTCTGTAGTAACCCTTGTTTACTCCGTAGTTGTTTAGATTTCTTCGGGCTGGCCGAGTACAATACTTACACGTCTTTGGTTTTCTATCGTGGTATTTCATTACGCCTCCTTCAAGGCGACTCAAAGCGGGTGTGAAGGCACCCGCCGAGTCTACTCCCAAACCGCTAAGTCTGGGGATATTTCAAATTACTGCGTTCCACCGACAGCCGATGCGCTGTTGCATACGCCTGAGGGAACCATGATGCTCAAACCCGATGTTGCAAGTGTGACGGTAAGGCTGGCTGTGTTACCTGAACCTGTGATTGCTGTGACTGTACCGATGACCGTCTCTTGGTCACCCGCTGCGCCGTAGGCTTTTCCTGCGATGGACAATGCGGGGTGCGTGGCGTCTACCGAGTGTTGAACTGCCTTTGCATCATTCGCCTGATGCACGAACGTTGCGGGTGTCAAAGCAGTCCCGGCTGTGACCATTGCGAGGGATGAAGGGATAGTTGTACCAAACGGCGCTGTTGATACCGTAGTGGCAATGATGGTAACTTGGTCACCAAGTGTAATGGCTTGGCCGTTTGCTCCTAGTGCTGCCATAGTTTCTCCTTATGCTAAATCTGCGGCCTCATGCTGAGGAACCTCATCGTTGTCACCCTCAGAACTTGCGCCCTGTTGATCTGGGTGTGTACGTCTCTTCACGCTGTCGGCCTGTAGTTCGCCACCAGCCTCATATGCCAAATTTGGGTCCTTGAAGGCTGCGCGGTGTTCATGACCATCTTCATGCGTAGAGTGAACTTGGTGCTCACCCTTCTCATGGTCGTGCGTATACTCTACTTCTCTCGCTACACCGTGGTGCTCCACAACCGAACTTGGAGCCTCAACTTCAGCCGAGGTATCCATGGGGTTGTCGTGCGCTTCGCTGCCGCTAAAGTTGTTCACTTCAGCGTCTCCACCGTGCTTCATAGGTGTGGATTCCATCTTGGGCTGATCCCCACCGTCGTAACTGGACTCTTTAGGGTGGAAGGAATCGTACCGCTTCGCTACCATCGAGCTACCAAACTTTTTCTTACCGTCCGCAGTCTGTGTCGCCATTTTCAATCTCCCTGTGTTTTTCTAGGTATTCCGTCGCCATGCGACACATTTCTGGATTATCTCCAAGCAGTCCAATACCTTTGTTACATACGTTGTGAAGGAACTCTCTCAACCTACCACTTTTGTGGTTATGGTCAAGAGCAGGTGCTAAACTCTGCCATCCAGTGCCTTCGAATGGCTTGTGGCAAAGTGCACACAAATTGTTTTGTGCCAACAATCGAGCCTCATACTCTTCCAGAGAAATACCAAAATGAGCCTTAACGTTATCTCTTTTTCGTTGTGTTCGAACTTTCTCTGGGTTGTTCTGCTGTGCGTTGTTTTGGTATTCTTCTCGGTGCTCATTCAAAAATGAACGCCTACAAACTCTGCAATAACGACCTGTGCCGTTCCTTTGTGTACCTGTGTTTTCGGGTGTAAACTCATGCCCATTCTTGCAGTGTGTTTTACTTGCATTACCGTTGCTAAAACGACTCCACATTTCTTTCCTCCGATAGTAGGTTGAGTAGGGGAGGCTATCGGGCACTCCCCCGCTCTAACTCAGGATTATAAGCCCTGAGGTGTATTAAAAATCTAGCGAAGCAGGTGACTATACTCGTCTTCCTCTTCAGGTTCTGGCGCGGCTTTCGGCGCAGCCTTTGGCATCACACCGCCGAGATGTCGTGCGCTGGCGTGTGCTGCGCTTGCCGTTGGGTGCTCTGAGGTATGCAAGTGTCCGTCTTTGTGTTGACTGGTGACCATATGGCGTCCTGCGGCGTGATCGTGCGTAACTGTGACTTTGGATGCGGCACCGTGCGCCTGTGCATCGCTTTTCACGTCATCGGGGACAACGTCTTCATTGGTGGCTTCGCCTTGCTCATCCGTACGTGATTCCGCTGGATCGGCACTTTCCTCGGGCGAACCCTCTTCTTGGTTCATGCCTTTTTGCTCACCCTGGTCCACGTTGGTGTCAGCCATGATGTTCTTGGCTTCGCCTTCGGAATCCGTGCGTGGCGTCTCTTTATCTTCACTGGGCGTCTCGTGTTCCGCTCCAAGTTTGTGCATTCCAGTCGGGCTGTGCTTTTCGTCGTAATTCTTCCCGGCAAACGCAGAACCGAACTT